AAGTTGCATTATTAGGTGCAACCATAATTGTTTATTTTTTCCCGTGTGAGACGGAATTCTCATGACAGGGCAGTCGAGAGAGAGCGATCTCTCTCTTTGCCTCTAATAGCAATATTAGCGTTACCCTTTTTCGATAAAAGAGAAATATCAAAACGATAGTAGACGAAAGTTAATCTATGTCCTACATTTGTAGGGAATGAAATACTGATTAGTTGTCATTGACGACAGATCTAAGCTGTAATCAACAGCCGGACTTGTGCAAAGTTCGATAAGTAGAATAAGTACTAGAGATTAGTGGATTTGTGACCCACAACTTGAATTAAAGGCTTGTATGTGCGGAAATGCTGTACAAGAAAAGAGCTAAAATGCGTTTTCCTACGTGACGATATAAACGATGGAGGTGGGGTTCACTTATTTGGAGAACCGACCTAGACGGCTGTTTTTAACAGCACCCCCAGTTGCCTTTCTGGGCTTAGTTTCGGGAATAGGACCCCGAAACGGCGTACGCCACTAAAAAGGAGAAGACGTCAAGCAGCATGCGATTAGGACATGTATGTGTTTTTATCCGATTATGGAACCAGGTGGTTCCGTAATTGAGACATATACCCCTATATTTAAGGTGTCGAAAGATACCCATTATATGCAATTACTGGAGTATTTTGTATATATGTGCTGTGAGGGCACTATCCTAGGTTACCGTGGGATCGCAAGATCACCTTACGGACTGAGCAGTAAAAGCCATTTTGGCCGTCTCTTAGCGTAGAGCACACACTCATGCGAAACCCAAACTCGAAAGAGCGGGCTAGTAGGACTTAGGGCAGATTGATGATCAAAGACCCCCCAAAAGGTCTTTTTCTCTTTCTGCGTCTTCATCTTCCTCATATGTTTTAGATGAACACGCTAAGAGAATTAGACTCCCCCCCAAGTGGAAATGAACCACTAGTGACTTGCGGCGAATGCAAGAGTGAAGTGTGCAATAATGGCACACAAGTGATTTGCGGAGAATGCAAAGCTGATCCTAGAGGATCAGGTCAGGCGGACACGGGGTGTCGATTGGAATTAGATTCCCCCCAAAGTGGAGATGAACCACTAGTGCCTTGCGGCGAATGCAAGAGTGAAGTGTGCAATAATGGCACACAAGTGATTTGCGGAGAATGCAAAGCTGAGTCTAGAGGATCAGATCAGGCGGACACCGGGTGTCGAGCGGATAGTGATAAAGAGATGACGAGAGGGCATGACCCGATCTCTAAAGGCGAAGGATCACAAAAATTGATGGATAACCCATTGTTCACATATTGTGGTGATAGTTTAGATACATTTACCCGTGCAGATATCAGTTGCTATGATAGGATTAGAATCCTTGAAGATAATTATATGTCTGAAATTTCGAGAGATGGGGTGTATAATAGTATATCATCGATGACAGATGCGATTCGTTCTATGCCATCAACGCTACAGCACCAATTGGACTATTTAGCTGTGCTGATTGAGGTACTGGGCGATTCAAATTTTCGCGATTCTGTTAAGTTCGATACTTTGTATGTTGCGGATTTAGCGTCGCAGGTTATGATATCATTTCAATTGTTGGCTGCCGCACCGAGTGCAGCAAACATTGTTTTGGTTTTTTCTAGTGTATTGATGAAGGTTCGTATATCGACGGCTATGGTCGATAGAGCATTAGAATTTATCAAGATAACTGTTAAAGCTGCCTTAGATTCGATAACTTCATTAGGTTATAAGAGTGAAGTGTCTGTATCTAGTATGATTGGCGTGTTGACCCAACTTTCAGGTGGAGTCAAAGATGCAATTGATGATAGGATTATTGACATAGTCTTGGTGTTTATGTCAAAGATGGTAGCGTTTTGGGTTACGATTAGTGGGGGATTTACGGAAGCTGAATTTGATTTAGCTACTATACCCCAAATTGTAGCGAAGATGAGGGAGATTTTTGCCAATGGAGGAGATATTGTTATGGGTTTCTTGGGCGCTTATACTTGGGTTATTGAGAATTTCCCAAGATTTGTTAAAGGTGATTTTTCCGGTATGCTGATTGGAAAGAGTCAGACTGGAGCGTTTGAATCTAGGGTTTCTAAAGTGAAAGCCATATATCCCTTAGTTGCTAGTGGTTCGGAAACCATTTTGAAGGAGGAATATAATCTCACGTATGTGACGTATGATGTGGAGGTTATGGATTTGATTCGGTTAGGTGATAGGATGATGAAGAATGTTTCTACTCCTCAGCGACCTAGTTTGAAACGAATGCTGGATGAATTGAGAGACATCCAGACTGATCGGCAAATCAAACAATCTCAGATACAAACAAAGGTGACAGCCGTTGGCGTTTGTTTTGTTGGTGGATCTGGTGTTGGAAAATCCACTTTAATGAATCAAACGTCCCGTGCATTGATTTGTGCTGCAGGAGAGGTACCAACGGCTGACAAGATAGTCACCGGTCAGATGAGTGATAAATTTGATTCTAATGAATTGCCTCACCACTTGTCTATACAATACGATGATGTTGCGAATAATAGTGCAAATGAGAACTTTGACAAGTTGCTCAATGCGGTGAATTCACAGGCCCGACCCTTTCTAAAGGCTAGCGCCGATGATAAAGGGATAATGTACCCCGGCAATGTTGCGTGTGTTATATCAACCAATGTCCCTGGTTTGAATGCTAAGAAATCAAATTGTCCTGATTCGATATGTAGACGATTTTTGCATATTGAAACTAGCATAAAACCTCACTTGGTGGAAGAAGTGTGTGTTTCTGGTACCAAGAGAGTTTGCCCGATTAAGGCGACGAAAGACGGATCAGCCCGGATGGATATTTGGAATTTTAATGTTATGGAGTTTATAACATTTGATAAGATGGATCCAGTACCTCCAGGTGTAGTGCTGTGGAATGGGATGTATGTGCGTCCGATTGACTGGTGTACAAAACCACCTGAGGATCGCACATTTTGGGATTTAGCATTGTTTTTGAGCAAGCGAGCAAAAGTACATTTTGGTTCCCAAATTAAGATGTTAAAGACGATGGCTAATGGGCAAACTGAACATTTTTGCCCGGGTTGCTGTATCCCTGTGACTATTTGTGGATGTACGGCTAATAGTGAATTTTCATCATCGATGATCAATGAGTCTGTCGATAATATGGTGGCACAGTTTCGGGTGTATACAGATTTTTGGAACCATTGGTGGAGTATAGTCAAGTTTAGAGCTGTAATATCGGTAGCTATTGGATGCTCACCGGTAGATTACCGATATGTGTTGTGCATGGCGTCTAGTTCTGGTTTTGTGTTAGGTGCGTTGTTAGGGTACAATATCGTTGGAACGGTATTATTTTTGTGTACATGGTCTACGTTGTGGGTTGGTGTTATGATATATGTATCCTGGATCCGCTTGTACAGGTCGATGTCCACAGTCGATGGGATTTTGACTTATTTGGCCAAGAGTACAAGTGAGGTAATCAAGGAGAATTATAGGCGTATATTTGGAGGTGCCGCCGTTGTCTCAATAGCCTATTTGATTTATCGAGCGATTCGCCCTAAAAGCGAGCAGGTATCGTATAGGGAGACGTTACCTGATAACGTTCGTACGGCATTTGTTCGTGCAGAGAAGGCTCGTACCACTCCCATAGACAATGTTTTGCCGTTGATGAGAAGGGACATTGGGAAGATAACGATTGTTGCTGGAGGGGTTAAAAGGTCGTGTATTGCCTTTCCCATCGAATCTAATTTATATATGACTGTGGCTCATTTGTTCCCTACATCGGGAGAGTTTGAGATCACAATAGTCCATGAGAATTCGTTGGTTCCGACGGTTGCAAAACAAAGGTTATCTATGTCGCATGTCTCCAAATTGGATAAAAAAGATGTTGTTTTGGTTCAGATTCCGTCCGCGGTCCCCCGTCGTGGCTACAAGGATTTCTTGTTGGGGCGTGGTACACCGTTGGATTCACAAGCTATCCATATAGTGACGATGGATATCGCAAATATGGCGAGAGAAACTGCTGTATCTCGTATGTACCCAGCATGGAGTATGTTTAGCTCGACCATATCTACGGACAAAGTAACATTGTATAAGCCGTACAAGTACCTTTCTCCTATAGGAACTCATGATGGAATGTGTGGATCGTTGGTAGTAGATTATAGTAAATCTATCATTTATGGTATTCACGTTGCTGGAAATGGCCAGTATGGATTGTGTGATACCATTACAAGGGAAGACGTTGATAAAGCTATGACGGTATTTAAAGGCTTTTTACCTGCAAACCAGGGCGATTTGCAGATAGGTAGCCATGTCCTTCAGAAAGGGCTAGGGATGATAACGCTTGAAGCGACACCGGATGATTATAATAAGGAGGTTAGAGATCATAATTGTGTTGTGGAAGGTGTTTTGGATGGCAGTGGTGCTGTGTTCAAACATCCTTACAAGCCACATCCGTTCAAGGAGAGTGTTCGGACGGAGTTTGGCAAACCGAAGTTTGGACCCCCGCAGAAGATTAATGATGCCATACATAAACGTAAGGCGTTATCGAATTTGACCAGCCCGAATCAGGAGTTCTCTTTGTCGGAGGTTGAACACGCTGTAGCTGATTATGCAGCGGCACCTAAGTTGTTGATAGCCTGTATGAAACCAAAGGTCAAGGAGGATTATGCCCGTATTTTGTCAATTGAAGAGGCATTGGATGGTATTAATGGCGAGGCTATGGGAGGTATTGATAACTCCACCTCTGTTGGATTCCCTTTCCAGGGTAAGAAGATGCGGTACTTGGCTAGAGATGAATTGGATTCTACTCTACCCAAGATTCCTCGCGAGCTTGTTCCTGCTAACGGTGTAGATATGCTAGAAGAGGTAGCCGAGATGGAAGCTAGGTATAAGAGTGGTATTACGTGTAGGCCATTGTTTAAGTGCTCTATGAAGACTAATGAGTTGTTGTCTAATGACAAAGTGAAAGCTCGAGTGTTTATGGGTAGCAATTTCCCTTTTTTGTTGGTATGTAGGAAATACTTGGCACCTATCATTAGGTTAATGTCAGATAATAAGCTCATGTTTGAGACCGCTAAGGGTATAAATATGAGTAGTATTGAATCCGAGGAATTGTTTGAATATTTGAACAAATACGGTGGTGAACATATTGTGGCATTGGATTATTCTGCGTATGATCAAACCATGTCTGCTCAGGTATCAACTGCTGCGGCAGGTGTGATGGTCGATTTGATGCGAGATTTAGGTTGCTCGGAGGAGCATTTGACCATAGTCCGCGGTATTTTGACAGATATCACATATCCTAACCTCAATTTCTTTGGGACCATTCTACAATTGGCTAATAGTGACCCGTCGGGAAATTGCATCACAACGGAACTGAATAGTTCGGCGAATTCGCTATTTTTGCGTTTGTTTTTCTACAGGTTGTATCCCGAGTTGAGGGGTAAGATAGCATATAAGGAGGCTATTCAAACGGTGACATTTGGCGATGATAATATTAACGCTGTTGGACCAGATTATTTAGGTTTTAATGGCGAATCGATCATTGCTATCGGTAAGGAGTGTGGGATGAAGATAACGATGGCTGAGAAAGATTCGGCAATCGTGAAGTTTACGAATATTTTCGATAGTAGCTTCTTGAAGTGCAAATTTCGACGATGTGCTGATTTGGGGCATGTGAGAGCTCCATTAGATAAAGACTCGATTGAGAAGCCCATTCATTGGATGAAGGTTGATTCTCCCGATCCTCCCGAGGTTTTATTCTCACAAAATGTTGACACAATGCTTCGGAAGGCTAGCCAGCACGGTAGAGATTATTTCGATGAGATTAAAGGTAAACTAACCCGAATTGCTGAGAAGGAAGGAGTGACGAGTTTATGCTTTTGGTGGACTTACGATGAATTGATTGATCATGACAAGGTGAATTATTATGACAATTACACTGGTAAGCATTTATATGATGTCACTGAGGATTTGAAGTTTTTGACAGATTATGTTAGTCAGGCGAAGAAACCAGGGACCCAGATGTCAAAGGTTTTGCATGCACTTGCAGTCACGGCGTTGACTATGGTTGTCCTGACATCCCTTCAGATGGAGATGCTGAATTTGTATAATCGAGGTAGTAGTCCCCAATACGAAGTGTATAAGGCTATTCGGAAGATAGTGCGATATTTGCGCGACCAGAGAAATGTGATTGTAGGGAGTGTGGTAAATCCTTATTTTATTGGTGGTGTGGATGAGATAGCGACAAGTTTCGGAGTTCCATTCTTTATTGCTAGGTTCATGGCATCCATTTTCCAAGTGGAGTCTAGGCTGACTCCTCGCCGTGATAATACCGATATTTTGCCATATGATCCGAATAATAGGCCACCCCCTTCGTATCCTCCGGGTACATTTGATGACGAGGATGACCCAAGATTCGATCGAGATGATTCGAGTATTTCTTCCGATGAAGATAATGACCAAGGGTTCAAGAGTGAGAGTTATGAAGAGCCAGAGTTAGAGATACTGCAGGTGCAGTTATCTGTGTTGGACCGGGTAGCTCAAGTCTCGATGTTTGTTGCATGTTTTTGGCTATCATTTGTGTTGACCAAGCAAGTGATTCGGGATTATCAATTTCGAAATTCCTTCAGGAGTGAGTCTAGAGGGGAGGAGAATCCACGTGTGCGTGTTGGTTGGCTTATAGCCATATTCGAGTGGGTCGTTGCCTTAATTCCCTTTGTGAATACAGGTAGGTTCGCCGAAATTTGGACCACACCTCGCAAATTTATTGGGATATTAGTGTGTTGCCTAGCTACACACACTTGGGTCCCTGATTCCTCAATTCCCATGGCGAAACAGTATATTTGGTCGCGAATTGGGTATGTATTGCGATCATCATTTGTACGATTGTGGTTAGCCCAAAATAATGATTTGATACGAATCCAACCGTTGTGTGTTGTCTTGGAGGGACCTCCAGGTGGTGGGAAAACAACATGTGCTTTAGCAATGGTTAAATTTATGTTTGAAGGATCACATATTAATCGTGGCGATATTGTTGTGTTGAATGAGGACGATGAGTTTCAATCAGAGTTGCGATCCAATCATAAGGTGATTATTTTGGATGATGTGTGCAATACGACAGCCGCGTTTGTACAGAAAAGTCCGCTGCGTCGAGTAATTGACATTGTTAATAATGTACCGAGGAGAGCGTTGTCTCCGGATGTTGATTTGAAGGGAAATATTAAAATTAGTCCGTTATTGGTGGTTATTACGAGTAATGTTGAAGATTTGTATTGCAACCATTTCTCATCGTGCCCCTCATCTATACGTAGGCGTGTTATTCGCGTAAAGGTTGAAAAGAAGAAAGGTTATGAGTTTCCACCCGGAAGATTAGATTTCGGAGGTTGGGATTTGCATGAAATGAAGCACCATAAAAAGTTTGGACACCCACCCTACGACAATATTCATCCCGCTAGTTTAGAATTACGGTGGGACTTTCAGAATATGGTTGTCGATTTTCGTGAGCGGTTTGAAACCCATATTGCAAACCAGCAGATGTTAGTTGATATGGTCAATGAATTCTTCGATGGTGAGACATGGCCAGCCTATGTGAAGCGAAAGTATAGAGGGGCGTGGTGCAATGTCACCTGGGCGCTTTCAAACATTGTTTGTAGATTTAGTAGTAAATGGAAGTCACAAACGTGGGATGATGTGGTTGCTGACTCTTTAGAAGCAAGATTAGAACCAGGGATGCAGTTAGAGGATATAGCACATGAGATCCTAAGAGCAAAAACATTAGCTCAACAATCCCAAGGTTTCGTACCCGTACCTTATGATACTCTGAAGGCCAGATTTTGTAGGTTTATAGCTAGATCGTTTAAGAGCGAGATGGAGATTACCAACTGTACTTTGGCCAGTTATCTGGAAGTGTTGGGAGAAGGCGCAGTGCTACGCCTTATTAAAGAGAACAGAGCCGAAGCGTTTTTGTTGAGTATGACCCAGTCGTCTGTATTTGACGATTTATTTGTGTTTGATTCAAGAGCAGGTTATATTGATGGAATGTTTTTATCTCTGTTGATGGGCGGAGCGACGGTCACGGATTGCCCATCTCAAGAAGAGCATCATGCTCAAACGTGTGCACATATTGCTTTTAAAACAAAGTTTCCTGATTCGTTGCTCCAGGCGCGTGAAATGCTATTGGATGAAGTGTCATACGATTTGGTTTATCTGGATAATAATGACTTTTGCGTGGTGGAAGCCAAAGTGCGCGGGATAGAAGAAGCGCGCAAGCAGAGCGTTATACGCAAAAATGCCTTATCAGGGGCTTTAAACATTGATACGCTTAGTGTAAGGGCGTATGCTTACACCGTGGAGACCGGAATTATGAGAGTCTCTTAGTTCACGATTAGAACACACCTAGACACTATCTTGTGATGAGATAGAATTAGCCAGAATGGGGCTATGAGGGAAGGTTAAATCCCCCGCATCAGATGCATCCGCCAATTTCATATTGTAAAATATATATAGAGTAGTTATTGGTGGGAGCCTATGTACTATTCAAATTTAGTATGGAATTGGTACGACGCCAATTAGATGATCCCAGAACCCGAAAGGGTTCTGGGGTTGTTTGATTGGGGTTGACCAGTTCAATCCCCAAAAAAAAAAAAAAAAAAAA